AACCAGGGCCGGGTCGTCAACGCGACCGCGGGTGGCTACGAGGTCGGGATCGCTTGGACCGGAGCGTCGAGCGCGGGGGAACTGTGCACCATCCAGATCCTCCCGTCCGGCGTCAAGGCTTCGTAAGGGAGGTGAAATAGAATGGCGCAACCAACTACTAGCCAGGTACATGTAGATACCGCCCTGACCAACGTCGCCATTGCATATAAGCAGTCCGTCGACAAGCTGATCGCCGACAAGGTCTTCCCGGTCGTGCCGGTGTCCAAACAGTCCGACAAGATCCTTAAGTTCACGAAGGACTACTGGATGCAGGTCAAAGCCGGCATCCGGGCGCCGGGAACCGAGTCCAAGGGCGGCGGCTTCGAGATCTCCTCTGAGCAGACCTACTTTTGCGACATCCACGCCTTCCACGTGGATCTCGCCGACGCGACTGTGAAAAACGCCGACATAGACGATCTTGAGCGCCAGGTCACGGAGTTCGTGATGTGGCAGCTCCTTTTGGAGCGAGAGGCGGACTGGGTCAGCAATTTCTTTGATGACTCAGGGAAGACCCCTGGGACCGACTTTTGGACTGTGAAGACGCACGCGGCTTCGGGAGCCGACTATGTCTGGTGGACCAGTGACAGTTCGGACCCAGTAGACGAAATCCTTGAGCTTTGTGACGAGGTCGCTAAGAACACCGGTTTCCGCCCGAACATCATGGTCCTTTCGCCGCCTGCGTTCCGAGCACTCAAGATGCACTCAAAGATCCAGTCGCAAGTAGTTTATACGCCGACTGCCAAGACCGATGTAAAGGCCTTGGTCACGCCGGAGATGCTGGCTGACCTGTTCGAGCTCGATAAGGTCCTTGTCGGCTATACCGCGCAAGCGACGCATGCCGAGGGCGCTTCTAGCACTTCGTACTCCTTCGTGTTCGGAGATGACGCTCTCTTGGTCTACGCTCCGCCGAATCCGGGACTTTTGATCCCGACCGGCGGCTACATCTTCGAGTGGACGGGCTATAACGCCGGTTACTCTGTGTCGATCTCATCGTTCTATCTAGATCACCTCAAGGCGACTCGGATCGAGGGCGAGATGGCGTACGACGCCAAGATCATGGCTCCGGACCTGGGAGTGTTCCTGAAGAACTGCGGTGCTTCCGCCTGATCGGTATAATCCTCCAGGGCAGGGCTGAGTTCGAGGAAGTCCTGCCCTGGAGGTGACATATGCGATACCGATTTACGGTTAAGAAGACCGTAGGTAAGAAAACGTACGAACCAGGGGAGGAAGCCGACGTGGGCGAGATCTTGGACGCGATGCCTCATCTGGCTTGGCGGGGCTATGTAGTGCCGGTCGAAGCCGCTTGTCCTGACTACTATGTGCTCTACACAGCTCTCACCACAGGAGCCAACTGGTACGTCGCCGGGCAAATACTCGATGCTGAAGACGTCCAGCCGGAATGGATCAAGGTAGGCTATGCGGGGCCTGTGTCGGAGCGAGTTGTGATGAACGCTTATGCTTGCGAGCAAGAGAATTGCAATGCGGTATTCGTTACGAAAGAAGCTCGGCAGAAGCATAAACAGATTACGGGTCACAAGCGCAAGTACTCGCCCCGCCGGAAGAAAGCGAAGGTGAAAGCATGACCTGGACCTATGGAGGTAACCCGGCTGCTTCCACGATCGACGCCATCAGGCTTGAGATAGGGGACACGATAGAGGAGGAGCAGCTCCTCCAAGATGAAGAACTCGAATACTTCTACGAGGAAGAAGGCTCGATCTTAGGAGCGGCTGCTCGGGCATGCGAGGCTATCGCGGCCAAGTTCTCCAGAGAAGCGGACCTAAAGGTCGGGGACCTTTCGCTTTCGGCTTCCCAAAAGGCCGAGCACTACAGGGAGAAGGCAAAAGTCCTGCGGGAACGTGCCCAAAAGAAAGGATCTACGTTGGGCAAGCTGACGACTTCCACGATCAAGACGGATAAGTACTTCCTGCGGGACCAGCAACTTTTCACAGTTAAGCGGGAAATCACCAAGGTGAGGTTCTGGCTATTTGGGAACGGGAACCCTTCGGAACCGACCGGCCCACTTTTCTTTAGGCTCCAGGAGTTATCGGAACAATTGAAGGAACACTCGCGCCGGCTAGAGAGCATCGAGGAGGATCTCCGTGTCGCTCTCTCAAAGGGTAAGTAACGCACTTGAACACCTCAAAGTGCGCGTTGGCAAACAGGTCACTTACAAACGCTTCAAGACTTATGAGTACGATCCCACATCAGGGACGGTGCCCACGTTCTGGGAGACGCCTTCCAGGAGATAGAGCGATCTATTTCCCGAAATCGGCCTTCACGAAACAGGGCGGGGAGACCTCCGATCCGGAGCCGGGGCCCGGTGACATTGTCGTCATCGACGGTGAGGAATGGGGAACGGATCTCGGGGATGGGAAGACCTTATGGAACTTGGATCCGACCGGAACCATGTTCACGGTCTATCTGAGGAGGAGAGGTGGCTAAGATAGTCTGGAATCCAGGGCCTTTGCTCAGCGACATCAAGACAAAGGCTGTGCAAAAGATGTACCAGACGGTAACGATTCTGGTCAACGAATCGCGGAGGCTGGTTCCGGTGAGGACGGGCTATCTCAAAGGCTCGTTGACGGCGGAAGTGACGGCGGACGGCAGAACCGGCTTCTATGGTAGCTTTCGGCCATGGGCTGGAGAAGAATCAGTTTCGTATGCAATCCATGTGGAGTGCGGTACTAGCCGCATGTCTCCCAGGCCATACCTCCGTCCGCCCTTGGAAACTAAGAGAGAGGAGATCAAACGGATATGGAGTGGCTAATCTTTAAAGTGATAGAGCGAGAACCTGCCTTTCGAGGCCAGGTCTTCGTCAGAGGTTTCGAGCTCGTAGACAAGTTCAGAGACATCGTGAGGAGGCTGAATGGCTAGCCTGGAGAAAGAACTGAAGGCTGCGATCTTTGACCTTCTAAAGAATGACGCCGATGTGTCAAACATCGTGGGGACCAAGATCTTTGATACCCGCGTGCCTCCTGGTCGTTCGCCTCCTTGGGTCCGGTACTACATTGTAGCCGAGACTGCACTGAACGATTTTGTGGAAGCATCCCCTATAGGCTACCGGGTGCCGATCACGGTGGATTGTGCAGCCTCGGGCGAGGTCGCGACGGACGCCGAGACGCTTGCCGAGCATGTCTTTGATGCGCTGGATGGAGCGTCTGGAACGACTGAGAACTTTAGTTGGAAGGCTAAGCGCACTGCGGTGCGGAAGATCTACGATGATGACACGGGCGTGTGGATCATTTCGGGGGATTATCTTTTCCTAGTGTCCCTAGTCTAGTTGCAACCCGCTAGGCGATTGCTTCCTCCCTGTTTTAGTCTGTCTCGGGAATTTTCTTTTCAAATGACCTCACTACCAGCTAGCGACCGAGGTTAAGATATTTTTGTCTGTCAATAGGCGGAAATACCGGTGACCTTAGCCTCCCTAAGTTCATGAAAAACTCATCCAGAGCAATGCCCAGAAGGGTGCAAATAGGAAGGTCTGTTTCCTCTCCAAGTTTATGGAGCAGTTCGAGGTGTCGTTTGTTTATGTAGGTGGTGTATCTCACCTTATCTCTAGCAGCTATCCTGCACCTCCTTCCTTTCCTCTTGGCCTGTGCGCTGAATGATCGATTCGGACAGTCCTTTTCTTGGATCCTCCCGGAAGTCTTCGAATCGGTAGCGAGTCCCGTCCCATACAAAGCTGCCATCTATATGCCAGCCATCAGATGTGCAATCGATGTGATGATAAAACAACGGTGGCGGATTCTTCCATCGTCCATAAACTCTGGTGAGATCCTTGCAGGCTTTCTCGACCTTTTCGGCAAGTGGACCGGCCTTCAACGCTTCTTCCTTGCTCAGCTCCCAATTGAGGTCGAATTTCTCCCAGAACGGGCAATTTTCGCCCCGATCCGGCGTGGTGTATAGTACATCGTAATCAGGATGCTCTGGCGGTTTGGCGTTACAGCGTCCGATTTCCCGATCCACGAGGAACATCGCGTTCCCCGCAGCCCAAGCCCAGCCCTTTATACGAGGATCGCGCCAGTCGGTATTCATCGATCGCTCCCAAAACCGGCATGTTTCGCACCTTTTCTTCCCCTTCACTTTCACTCCCTTTACTGCCCTGGCCAAGGGATTGGCTTCCGCACCACTTCGGGATGGCGCGGGATAGGCTCGACCCATTCGGCTCCGTCATATTGTACCTTGATGTACACGTACTTTGGGCCGAAAGCGATGAAAGGCTCGCCCTCGGGCGCACCATGGTCCGGATCGAACTTTCGTTCTGGCAGATGATCCACGGAGCATCGGATTGGGTCGCCGCATTCTCCGGTATGCCAACCGGGGTAGAACACATTCGGAGGCACTGGCTGGTAGAAGCAGACAATATCTTCCGGCTTCTCGCCGGTTTCTGCAAGGGCTTCCAGCAACTGCTCTTTGGTAGTTGTCATGGTTCTCTCCTTCTCATTACTATAAAACCGACCTCGCGCCGATTACATGGTGTGTCTGTCCCTTGTCCATGTAGCCTCCTTTCGCGCTGACATTATAGCATGATCTAGCTTGATTGTCAAGTCGCCCTTAGAAGGGACGGTGGCCACTTTCCAGGGTCGGAGACAGGCCGGCGAAAACTCTTGAACTGCCTTTTCTCTCCTGAGATAGTCTAGCGGAGGCTTCGGCCTTCATGCTAAACTAGGAGGTGTAAGGAACTATGGCGATCACGAAGGGTTTTGATGGGTATATGATGGTCGGGG